CCGACGGGTGTTCAATATGTTGAATCCCAGCAGCAGGTTTTTTTTCTTCAGAGAGATATTGGGTAAATGATAACATGGTGTTCCCGTTCAATTGTATCTCTCATATTTATAATAAAAATGCCTTACAATTACTCCGACTTGTATTATATTTTCTCGCTAAGAGAATGTGATTACTACGAGTAGACCGTTGGTAATTGTTTGGCATCACCATAGTATTTATTAAAACACTTTTTTCCAAGGGAAGTTAATCTGTTTATCATGGTGTATAACTTTATCTCTATAGAAGTTTGGAGTAATCATCAACATTTTTTCGTTGTCGTAAATTGGTGCAGATAATGTATTATCAAAATATACTCGACGCCCTGCTCGCATACACTGAATGGTAATATCAGTCAATTCTTCCCGAGGGAATTTTGAATCCATCATGTCAAGATATTCTCTGTCTCCATAATGATGTGGAACAAATGACTCGTCATACCCACCACCTGCGTGAAACATTTCTTTACTGCACATAAATGAATTTAATGATGGGAATGTAATATCATTATGCCTCGTGATAAAACTATACCACTTTTCCATAGACAAATTCATTGTTTGAAGTTTAATTAAGTCTTCAGATGTAATGGCATGATCTATATCTAAGAAAATTATCCAATCAGTTTCAGCAACTGATGCGCCAAGATTGCGGCAACCATGACTGTTGAACCCTATATCTTCTTCAACAACAAGAAATGAAACGTTAAGATTGTCATTGAATTTAGCAGCAGTAATAATATCGGAAGCAGGATATTTGTTAGAACCATCATCAATCAGAATAATTGAAACTGGAGTTGTAAATGTATTCCAGTGTTCTATTGCCTGTTTTAAAAATTCTACATCATTATAATATGTATGCACTATTGTGATTGCGTTCATAAAACCCTCTCCCAATCAAAATTTATACGTTGTTCGATCGGTGTAATATTAGTTGGATCAAATTTTCTGGTATAGAATATCATCTTCTCGTCATCATATACTGGAATAGCAGCATCGTCAACAATAACTGCCTTTCTTCCACCACGACGACAAGTTAGATTCAACCACTCTAGATTTTTGGTATCATAACTAGATGAAAGTCTACTCAGAAATTCTCTATCTCCAGTATGAAATGGAACAAATGATTCATCGTATCCACCAGATTCAAGATAAAGTTTTTTTGGTATGATAAACTGATTCAGCGCCACATAAGGATCTCCATGACCGTTAAACTTTGCATTCATTTCATACCAAGTATTCTCGGCGAGGGATTCTCGTTGTAACTTTATTAAATGAGAGGGTTGTATCGTATAATCAATATCCAAGAATACCAACCATTCAGTATTTGCTAATCGTGCACCAAGATTGCGACAACCATGACTATTAAATCCGATATCTTCTGTTACTTTATACAGAGAGAAATCTATGTTCTCTGAAAATGAAACACCCCGCAAGACTTCCTCGGCAGGAACCTCTTGGGATCCATCGTCGATTAGGATAATCTTGATCGGGGTGTTGTATACGTTCCACCTCTCGAGTTGTGTCTCGAGAAGCGAACGTTCGTTATAATAAGTATGGATTACTGTAAATTGATTCATCCAACAATCTGTTGAAGTTCTTCTGTTGCATCAATTTCAGTTAGGTCGATTGCAGGAAATTCAATCTGCTCAGTCAGACTATACTGCAGATACTCATTATGAGTAACATTCTGGTCAAGATACAATTGCCAACCAGAAAGAGTTTCGTGGAATTGCTTGGTGTGAGTTTCGATCAGATGACGTTTTGCTTCACATGCCTTACCAATTTGTTCAAGGGTTGGTTCGACGTCGAATCGAGCAATGATATATTCTTTGGCACCAATAGTTTTCCAAAGTGGCATGTCATCAGTTGCAGAGTTTGCCCATAGTGCAGTTGTTGCAACCAACTTGAGATTCAGTTCTTCATTTGTTTGTTCAGTCATTTATTCATTCCCTAGTTAAAAATGGTGATGCCAGTAGGATTCGAACCTACGACCTAGAGCTTAGAAGGCTCTTGCTCTATCCAGCTGAGCTATGGCACCAATGTCAATTATTGTTATACTATATCTATTGTAAAAAGTCAAGTGTTTTTTATCGAACATCTAATCTTTCTGGATATTCAAACCATCCAGTAGCGATATACTTATTCCCGACAAGATCGGGTGCAGCACGATGAACATGGGTATATGCTGCAGGCCAAATAAGCAAAGTTCCTGCTTCTGGTTTTACTGCCAGATCTTGGAATTTAAACTCTGTCTTACCACCTTCTTCTACAGTGTTCAGATACAACATCCAAACACCAAACCTGCCTCGATTATTCCCAGAACCCTGTTCAGAATGCCAAGCGTGGAACCCACCACCAGTTTCTGATCTCTGGAACTTCCATCCAGGAGTAAACAGTTCTAAAAATGCTCGACTGCCAGCACCATATTTCTTGTTGTATTTTCTCCAACCAGCATGGACAGCATCAATAACATAATCCTCTGATGATTTCAAAGAACCATATCTGCCAGTAAAGATGTTCCAATCTGTTCGAGAAGAATCATCAGACAGAATACAGGCAGAACCTGGATCTGGACGAGAGATAATTTCGTCCATCGTATCACAGATTTGCTGACACTTTTCGATGCTTAGAGCATTAGGGTATGATTCGATAAAATTCATTAGAAGTTAAACTTTGACATATCTCGTTGACGTTGACCGATAGTGGTTTTCTCAAACACTGGCAGATCATCTTGACCCGAACCCATAATACCCTTCTGGGCAGATTCTTCTAGATCATACAGACGCATCTTACCACGATCGATACCAACCATGAACCTCTTATTTAGTCCTGGATCATTGTATCGATTTTTCAACTGCTTGACCATCAGTTGCCCCATCTTCTCAAGTTCTTCAGTCGAGATTAGAGCAAACATCAAGTCAGCAGTTGCTGGCAGACCGAAAGACTCGGAAGTGTCAGTAATGTCGACATCGCTGTTAGCATAACCACCACGAGTTGTTTGGGTGGCAGACATAACAGGAAGATCAAACTCAACTGCAAATCCACGAAGTTCTTCAGCAATCGCTTTCACATATGTATAAGAGTTTACACCTGCTCCTGGTTTGAACCTACTCGACGCACAGATATTAAGGTAATCGACAAACACAATATCTGGAGCAAAGTTGCGCTTCAACCCCAATTCATTTAGCAGTGCTTTGAAATGCCCAACGTGCGCACTGGCAGTGGGATATTCCTTGACAATTAACTTACCCTCAGTCTTGTTTCGAATCTTCTCGATACGATTGTCAAACATAGACTTAGAAAGATCCTTCAACTCACCGATGTTTACATTCATCATGTTTGCATCGATACGTTCGGCAATCTTTTCTTCGCTCATTTCTAGAGTGATATAAAGAACATTCTTACCCTGTGCCAATGCTCCTGCTGCCACGTGACACATGAACAAAGACTTACCTACACCAGTGCCAGCAAGTGCGATGTTCAGAGTCTTGTTGGGAAGTCCACCATCAGTAATCTTATTGAACATTTCAAGATCGAATGGTAGTTTGTTTTCTTTACGGTGGTAAAATTCAAATCGAGAGTCAGAATTATCTAGGTAATCATGTCCAACGTTATTGTCGAAACAAATTCCCAGTGCTTCTTGTAAGATAGAAGGGATACCATCCTGCGAATGGTTCTTATCAGCACCATCAATAATCTGAATTGATTTCATGATTGCATTGTAAACTGCCTTATCCTTACAAAACTTCTCAGTCTCTTCGAGCAACCACTTAGAATTAACTTCGAGATCTGAATCCATTTGAGTTAATTTCTCGTTTAGATTCTTAAACTCGTTTTCATTTACAGTAGTATCATTTTGTGCGGCAATCTCAATTGCCTCGATAGTCGGAAGAGAATTATACTTGACAATAAACGCATTCATGTAGTTGAATAATTTACGCTCAGAACTATCATGGAAATATTCATCACGCAAGAAAGGAATGATCTTACGAGTATAGTCCTCGTCTGAGAACATCTTACTTAGAATTATTGTCTCAATCTTCTTCGACAATGTTTATATCCTCCAATTGGGGTTCTTGTTCATTACAAATTTTCTGACAGCATGGTTCGCAAATGTATGTCTGGAATGGAACACCATTCTCTTCACCATGAAGACAGAGTGCAGCATCTTTCGTAGGATGGATGCCACACCCACAATGATCACACGTTTTCGTAGTCTTCCGAAATATCTTCATCAGAAATTGCCACATTTTCATTCTCCATCATTTGTCCACCTGCCATGCGATACCGCGACTCAATCCATGTACCGAATGTCGGATCAGTCAAGACTGGCAACCAAAATTCCTTGTTGTAAGTATCACCAAGACGATACTTCTTTTCTTCATCAACTCGTTGATACCAACCATTGCTTGGTTTAATCACGTGACCCGACTCAAGCGCCATGTCGAGCAGACCAGACCACTTACTGATACCACCCTCAAAGGTAACTTCAATTGGGATCTTGCTCTTTTCTCGGACGAAGCGAGACTTCTCAACGTTGATAATAAAGTTGTAACCAACTACCTCAGTGCCTTGCTTCTCTTGCTGGCGACCAATGATAAAAATGTTATCAGCAGAGTAGTAGATACCAGTACCACCAGAGACAATCGCCTTCGGGAACATACCAATTTCCATGTAAGTATGATTGACCACGACCATAGGAATATCCTTAATGGTAAGGTGCGGAGTAATCATACGGAACAGTGACTTCATCTGCTTGGCGCGAGTCATGTCAGCAACCGACTTACCATCAAGAGCATCATCGACTTCCTTCTTGGATGCCAAGTTGCCAACAGAGTCAACAACAATCATCACACGATCCTTACGCTCAAGTTCGTTGACTTGCTTCATAATATCGTGCTTCAACTGCTCAATGTCAGTAATCGGAGTATGAATAATCTTGTTGGTATCAATACCAAAGTTCTCAAAGTAAGACTGTGGTGCACCAAACTCCGAGTCATAGAACAGAACAACACCATCCTCATACTTATCTAGGAAACTCTTTAGAAGCATC